TCTTAGCGAACTCTTTTTTCTTGAGTTCGGAAACTGTTTCGGTATCATGGTCGACGCAAGCCTTGTACAGCTTCATTAATAATTTACGCTGTTTCATGGTTGTGTCCTCCTGTAGTTTATTTATTAACTGTTTAATACTTTTGCCACTGAGTTCATAACACTGGCAATGCGACCAATGTCACGAAGTTGTTCTACTGTGTAGCCTTCTTGTTTTAGGGTTTCATAGTGAGCTTTCACACAGAAGTGGCACTTGCCCACGATGCTTGCTGCCAAAGAGAATGCTTCAAAGTTTGATTTGGTAGTTCCGCCGTGTGACGCAATGGCATTCATTCTAAGTTGTGCTGGCAGGCCTTTCAGTGCAGGATCATCGGTCATTTCAATGTAAGGATACCAGACATTGTTTTGTGCCATGATACTGGCTGCTGTCATTGCTGATTCAGCATGTACTGGCGCATCTGCCAAAATTACACTTAGTATTTTACCGTTGCCTGTTGCGGCTAGTGCGGCTACAGCACAGCCCATGGCCACATCAGCATCCAGTGTGCTACGAAGCAGTACTGCATCTAGATTTAACTTTGTGTCCTTGGCATAGTCTGGTAACGCACCTTTTACTGATTCAATAAAACTCATTTTAATATTTCCTCGATGCCAATACGATTTGACAAATGTGCTCGAGGCGTTCGATGTGTTCAAATGCTCTCCATGGGCTTGTGTCAATGGCTACAACACCGTGACCTTTGATACCCACAATGTCGTAGGCAATGTTGCCAGCGTTATCTAATTTCAAATTCTCATGACAACGATCAGCAAGCTCTTGACTGATAGGAGCAACATCTCCCACATTGGGTGCTACCTTGGTATAACGATTGAGTTCTGGGAAAGCCGCACTCACAGTACTCAAATCAATACCGGCATGCATGGCTGCAATACAATAAGTTGGGTGTAAGTGAACTACCACTCTTACTTCGTCATGATGCTGTCCCATTTCTCGTTGCAAGCCAAAGTGTAAGGGAATCTCTCCGCTGGGTTTAAGATTTTTACTGATATCGGTATATGGTAAGTCTTCCCATAAAGAACCTCTATTAGGTTCCCAAGATATTCCAATCTTCTTGAACTGATCAGGTTGCATTGTCTGCTTACGGACGCCGCTGGGTGTGATATAAAAATGATCACGATCGTGATGACGAATTGACACATTGCCATCACGACTGGTAATCCAGTTGCGTCTATATGCTTCAACAAGTGTGTCGCATATGGTTTCTAACATTACAGAGTCTCGCCGCCTACTGTGCGGTTACATGCACACAGCTCGCCAGTTTGTAGCGCATCTAATACACGTAGAGTTTCTTCTGGGTTACGGCCCACGTTCAAGTTGTTGACTGTGACATGTTGAATTTCGTTACTTGGATCAACAATGAATGTGGCACGAAGTGCAGCACCTGCTGGCCAATAAAATATACCAAGTTGATGAACTAGGCTGCGATCATCTCGAGCTGTGTCTGCAAATTGAATATGTGTAATTTTTTGTAAATCGCTGTGTGACTTTTGCCATGCTACTTTACAGAACTCGTTGTCTGTGCTACCCGTAAGCAATACTGCATCGCGGTCTTCAAAGTCTTTTGTTAATTTATCGTAAGCAACTATCTCTGTTGGACATACAAATGTAAAGTCTTTTGGATAGTATACAATTACTTTCCATTTACCTTCAAATGACTTTTCTGTGATGTCAAAAAAAGCATCTTCTGGTTGCCCTGGACGAACGCCAGTAACTACGAACGGTTCTAATTTCTCGCCAACTGTTTTCATACTATCTCCTTGTGTGTGTTGAAAACTAACCTCTCAGTGTTTGTACTGATATTATATTGTACTATTATATATCCTATAAATCAAGTATTTTAATAGTTTTTTCCTATAATTATTTCTATTACGCTTATTAATAAAATTAATAGTTAAATTGATATTTTGAGATCTGGCTGAAAGCCTGTTTTAAAATATGCTGTACCAGAGTTTGGGACTGTAAGCCATTGAGTTGAATAGTCGCATACTCCGCATGGTACACAGCTTTCTCCGTCGTATGGAGTTCCATCGATATCGGTTGTGGTATCACATATTACTGTATTCCAAATGCCATATGCACTGTACATTTCAATACAGGTTTCATGCCATTTATAAAATAATCTGTTAGGACCAGGGTCCTTTGGAACATAAGAACTTACAAATAAAATGTTGGTTCCTAGTCTTGCTAAGTCATCTAACATCACTGCCGACGAGCCCGGCCATATCATAGGGTTAGACCAAAAATCATTACAGATCAATCCGGCAATTTTACATCCTTTGTAATCGTATGTAGTTGGCATAGTTCCCGGATGATAGAACTCCATTTCTTTTGTTATTAAGACATATTTTCTATGAGTATGCTCGCATTTGCCATTAATAATGAAAGCCTGCATATTAGTCCAACGTTTTTCTTTATCATACCATGCTGTTCCTAATACAAGGTCCACTTTGTTTTCTTTAGAATATTCTGAAATTTCTTTAATAGCAGAATCTAATTCCGCTACTCTAGGATCTTCTTCGGAATCAGGCTTCCACATGTATCCGCTGAGTGCGCATTCGGGAGTAGATAATATATCGACAGAATTTTCTGCCGCCCAGTCAATAGCTTTTTTAATTTCTGATAAGTTGTCAGCGATATTTGTAGTAACTGGGATACGACACCCGCCAACTATAATTTTTGAATTATCCATGAATGTACTTATAATAAAAAAAAAGCACAAAGGCTTTTTTTGATTCTAAAGAATTGCTAAAAAGAAACCCGCCGAAGCGGGTTCTGCTATTTTGGATTACAAGGTATAACTACCTCGGACCTGCTGTTTCTTAGGCAGCTAGAGCAAATTTGCCTGCGCCAGTAACAGAGTTACCAGTGAAGCTCATTGCGCTGAAGTCGAATGTATCTGCGTTTGCATTTACGTTTTTTGTATTTTACGTGACCCCACGTGTTGAGTCGTTATCCTATCTCACCCTGTCGAAACCATGGCAGGCCCGTCAAAAACGCACTACAAGGTTGCCCATTATTAAGAGGGGTGTAGTGCCCTTTTGGTGGACCTGGCGGGAGTCGAACCCGCGTCCAGAATGCCTTACTTTACAACTTTGTCCATTCAAGGACTACAACAATTCTTTAAGCGGGCTGAATGTTGCTAGCCTGTTTGCCTTTTTGACCTTGTACTACGTCAAACGTTACTGATTGATTCTCTTGCAGAACTTTGAATCCTGATGTTTGAATCGCTGAGTAGTGAGCAAACAAATCCTCACCGCCGTTGTCTGGAGTAATAAATCCAAAACCTTTGGTTTCATTAAACCATTTTACTTTACCTGTTGCCATTTACTTATTTTCCTGATTGTTAAAGATAATTTCTTATCATGTATTTATTATAGCATCGATCTACTATAATGTCAACTCACTATTTCCACCATTTCCGATAACACCTTTTGGAAATACATTAAATGCTAAACTAAATCGATCTTCGGTAGATTCATTTGGTAATACAGAATGAGCTAGAGTTGACGGAAACAACAAAACGTCGTATGCTTTTGGACTAAAGAGCAAAGTTTCTGCATTGTAATCTGTAATCTTGTCTGTATCAAATTTAAAAGTATTGCCAAAAATATTGTACCATGTTTGAGCTTTGTGGAAACAGATGTTTCCAGACTTATCGTCCAATTTCAAATATAATACTCCACTGATTAAACTGTTGCTGTGCCAATGACTGGCGTGACTGTCATCGGTCTTGGCCTTATTAACCCAAGATGTAGTAATTTCCCAAGTTAGTGTTTTGTCAATACCAAGTATATCATGCACGTATTCGTTGATCTTTGATTGGATTTGTTTTTTAAGGCCAACTAAACTAGGCCTATCTAGTAGATGCCTTTCCGCACTTTCTTGATGAGTAAAATTTTCATTCTCGTAAGCTGGAACTTCATACTCTAAATTTAGTAGTTTATTAAAAGTAATAGGATCAAGAGGTACTATTGATGATTTATAAAGAGGGATTCCAAATAGTGGTGTTACATCCGGTCTGATCATTTAAACCACCCAATCTTTTCGCCGGCATCTTTTCTACGTTGCCATTCCTCTCGGGTCGCTGGATATCTCCATGCCCAAATAGCAACCAACAACATAGTGATACCTGTATAGACCACTGCTTTGAGATTTCCTGTAGTAAACCACATGATGAGTAAACTGCTCTCCATGACCACTACCATGAAGATCTTTCCACTTTTGGGGAACACACGCTTCTCTCCCCAGTTGGTCAAGAATGGTCCAAACCATTTATGGTTGTACAACCAGGCATGCATCTTAGGATTTACCTTGGCAAAGCAATAGGCCGAAAACACTAGGAAAATTGAGAAGGGAATACCAGGAGTAACAAATCCAACATAAGCCATTCCTAAACTTAAAAAACCTAATATGTTCCAAAATAGTTTTTTCATGTTATCCTGCAAACACGTTAGGACTACCTGCAGTGATGGCGCCACCGTCAGTTGAATCACCGACTCGGGCCAATGACTTTCCACCAACTTTAACTGTACCTAATCCAACATTAATAACTGCTGAATGACCAACACAAATTGGTCCGGATGGAATAGTATGCGGGGCAACTGGATCTCCCTGGCACTCAACAGCTATCCCGTTAACAAATACCTTTGCACCTGCGCCGGTCGGTCCAACCACTGTTGATGTAGCATCACATCCGTGTCCGGTTGTTGTTGGGTCGCCTTGTCTAGCTACAGCTGGCATAATTTTCTCCTTAGGCTAACCTAATACCTGTTGTGCTTTGAATGTATTGATTAGCAAAATCTGGTTCAGTAGCAACTATTGTAGTGATTGCTGTTTTATTCAAAACAAATTCTTTGTCTGGATGAACTGTAAAGATGTAAGGCATCATTCCAATTCCCTGTTGTGTTACACTTAATACCATAGGTCGAGTAATTTTGTAACCGTCTGGTTTTTCTTCAACTAGTTTAGCTAGAAGTTCCTCGCCAGTCGTCATTTTAATTGTAACTACTTCGCCTGGGCTTACGCCTTTATCAATTAGCATCTGTTAACCTTTTCTTTAATTCTGTAAATCCACCGATTAATTCTTCATTTAAGAAAATCTGTGGTACTGTTCTTGCAGTTGGAACTGCTTCTAACAATTCTTCTTTAGTGTATCCGTCCCCAATTTTCTTTTCTTCAAACGGAATACCTTTTTGTTTTAATAATGCCTTTGCTTGATCACAATAAGGACAATTATATTTGCTCCATACTATCGCTTTCACATCATTTCCTTTGTGTCATATGTTTGTGCAAAGATATCTTTCTTTACAACCCCGTAGTCATTTTCACTGTGACGAACAATAACATCTTCGCCGGGATTATAGTGTAACTTCTCACCCCAGCTAGTATCAACTGATCCAGAATGATCGGCTAACTTAGCCCATTTTACAATCTTCTTTGGTGTGCAAACACCATCGCCTAGATCGTCCTTAAGTTCAACAAACTTTTCTGGACTGATAGGATACTGTTCGCCTTTTGGGCCAGTCATGATATAGTAGCCCGCAGGATACTTAACTGGGCCTTCGAGCGTATCAATAGTGCCAGGCTCATCTGCAATCTCATAACGTTCTTTGGCAGGGTGTTTGTAGGTTTTGAATCCGCCATCCTTGAACCAATCATCATTTACTGATGTAGATTCTGTTATAATGTTTATGTATTCTCTAAAGGTTTTCATAACACATTATAGCATGGGTAATTCATCGTAGTCAATACCTTCTCCCATGACTCCAATAACATAATTTGTTGATTCATTTTCTTGTAATGCAGTTTGTTTTTTGCTTGTATCACTATGCTTATTGAACCACGGAATAGGAGTTGACTTAGGTGAAGGACTATTGTACTTGATACCAATGTCTTTTAATGCTGTGGCTGCTGTATAATCAACAAACTCTTTTAAAATATTAGCGTTAAGGCCAATAACAGGTCCTTTTACAAAAAGATAGTCAGCCCATGCTTTTTCTTCTCTAATAACATCTAGATACATATTATACACTTCGTCGGCACATTCTTCTCTTGCTCTAGCAAATCGTTCGTCTTCTTTAGTTACTGTATTGATTAGCAAGGCAGTCCATTCTTTATGCAACACTTCATCTTGTAGGATCAAACTGATGATGTTGCCATTACCAACAAAGATTTTGTTTTCAACCATGGCCAAACTTGTAGCAAATGATACCATGAAGCGGAATGCTTCTAGTGCATAACTTGCATTCAGTGCCATCCAAATTGCTCTAATGTGCGCTTCTTCATTAACTGATCCGTCTATTTCTTTCATGCAGTTAATTCTATGCAACTCGTCATAATATTTGCCAACACTACTGGCCATGTCTACTATTTCTTTGGTGTTATGAATTGTGTTAAAAACTTCTTTAGGAACATTATAGATGTTACGAATGATGTGGCTGTAACTGCGACTGTGAATGTTTGTTTCAAAGAAACTCCAGTTATACATTAACGCTTCAACTTCTGGCAAACTAACACACGGAGTAAACACCTGTGCTGGTCCGCGGCCTTGCAAACTATCTAAGGCTGTTTGGCGTAGCAAGTTACTTGTAAAGATATGCTTGACTGCATCGCTGGCATCTTTAAAATCATTACTATCTTTACTTAGACTAATTTCTTCTGGAACCCAGAAGAAGCCACGTGCTGTTTGTTCAATTTTTTGTATTTTAGGATACTTGACTTCTTCAAACCGCTGAATAGTAACTGGACCTGCTGGATCCAGAAACATCCTACGGCTTAGGTAGTCTGTTTTTGTGTTTAGATTATATTGCGCTTGACTCATTTATGTGCTCCCAGTTTATAATTGTCCATTGATTTTTTAAATATGATTTCTTGTCTGATTGATAGTCTAATGCCCAGGCGTGTTCCCACCAATCTACTAATACCACAATGTCTTTTTTAATCTCATGATTAACAATAGTTTTGATCTTGCCGTCGCGGGCCAGATACGCCCAGCCGCTGCCTTGAATTGACATTGCTTCTTTTAAGAATGCTTCTTTAAAGCCTGCAAATGAAGTATAATGTTTTTCAATTAACTCTAATACCTTACCTGTTGGTAAGTTATTGTCGCTAGGTTTTTGATATTGCTGAAACAAGATGTTATGCAAGAAGACTCCAGCCTCGTTAAAGTCCGGGTCGCCTTCGTTGGCATTGTATCGTTTAGCATAGGTCTTGGCTAACTCTTCATAGTGGTAGTCAATAGTATCTCTCGATATCGCAGGTGCTAAGTCCTTAACACCATAGGGCAATTCTTTGATCTTTAATGAATCTGGTTTGCCTTCTCTAAGAATGGTGTTTCTAATAAAGCCATAGCTCATAGCTTGCAAGCCTCGCAATCATCATCCTCGTCGATCAATTCTCTTTCGTTATAAAACCCGTTGTAGTGAACTTCGGGTGTGCGTTCTTCTTTTGCTTTACTTCCTGCTTTATTGATCAAGCTGTAGTAGAATGTTTTCAATCCCCAAGCATGTGCTTGCATCAAGTTCTTGGCAATCAAAGTAGTTGGCACCTTGCGGTCGGCCCAGTGTGCTGGATTGTAAAATGTATTAGTGCTAATACTTTGGTCTACATAAGCGGCAATAACTGCGGCTGTCTTCAAGTAACCTGTGCAATCTTTTTGGTCCCACATTAATTGGTATTTGTTTTTTAGTTTATGATATTCGGGAACTACTTGTGTAAATGATCCTGCTTTAGATTCTTTAACTGTAATTAAACTCATTGGCATTTCAATACCGTTAGTTGAATTAATAACAACGCTGCTAGACTCAACAGGGGCCACGGCCATTTGCGTAGCGTTACGA